CTTCGATGCCTTCGGGCGGCAGCAACTGCTTCGTAACCGGATGCCGCACTACGAGGCCCGGTGCAGGTTTGACGATCATTCGTCGCTCCTATTGAGGAAATTGAACGTTGACCTGCCCTTCCGCGCGCCCATCAGGACCCTGCGTGCGCGGGGCTGGAGTGACAGCGTCGGGGAATGGCGGGTTCGGATAGGTGCCGTTAGGATCTGCGACGTTCGTGAGGTCGGCCGTCAGGTTCATCGCGAGCAGCTTGGTGTTGATGTCTGGCGCGAATGTCTCGAAGAACTCGATGCCCAAAAGGATCGAGATTCCGCCGACGTGCGGCGCACCCTCGGCACTCACATCCGTCTCGGTGTCGCAGAACGGAAAGTCCTGCGCGATCTGCCGAAGCGGAATGCTCTTGAAGATCGCCTCTTCAATCTGCGCGCCAAGCGTCTCGACCGCGGCCAAGGCCGCTGGTCCTGATGCCGACGACACCTCTGCCTTGATCTCGAAAGCCGCGACGGTGGTGAATGCCGTCTGCCCGTTTCGCCCGGTCGACTGCTTGCGCTCCTTCGCCTGCCGAAGCTTTATCGCTGGCAGCTTCGGAGCAGGCACACTCCAATCGCCTGGCGAATACACGGTCACGCCGGAGATCGTCTGCAAGATCGACAGCAGCACACCGCGCAGCTGCGCGCGCCCCGTTTGATCAGGCATCGGTCTGTCCTGGAACGTTGAGCATGAGGCGACCGCCGCCGTGGCCGTCGAGATGAACCTCGCGCACCTGCCACTGCTCGCCCGTCTTGTTGATCATCAGCGTGTCGTACTGCTGCGGCTCGATGGGGAACTGCGAAAGCTGAATCCCGACCGTCGGCTGCTGCGTGACGACCGTCGACCCGGTCACCGGATCGACGCCGAAGAACGCCTTGTCGTAAGCGCCTGTGATCTGGAACGAGCCACCGTCGACCGGCATATATGTGATCGCCGTCCCGAACTGCGCCATCAGAGGACCCAGGATCTTGCCGTCGACGATGTCGTCCCAGTCCATCGCTTACTCCGCGGGGTTGATCGACACCTGGCCGCCGGTGATCTGCGCGCCTTCGAGCTTCACTTCCTCGACCTTTTCGGGAACGAGGAAGCCAAGCTCACGCAGACGAACCACTTCCGATTCCGGCAGGCGCACCTTCTGACCAGCCGTCTTGATCACATCAACGACTTCGGGACTTTCTTTGCTGCCCGTGAGGACGCGATCGTGAACGGTACGATTGCGCGCGACGACCGCTTCGATGAGTTTTTCAGCCATCGTTCACCTCACGCGACAGTTGCGGCGAGCGCGGCATTGACGCGGCTCGGGATGATGATCGGAGCCGACTGCATCATCAGGAAACGCTGCGCCGGATCATCCTTCAACCACGTCTTCGGCGCGAACGGCAGCGAAGCGTAATTGAATGCGGGATCGATGATCTGGCCGAAGGCGCGCGTACCATCGAGATCTGGGCCCGTCATGATGAGCGTTCCGTCCGGAAGCATCGGCTGCTCGACGTTGTTGTCGTCGACATACCAGTCGTTGTAGAGCCAGAGGTTGTAGTTGCCCCACACGCCCTTGGCGACCGCGCCGCGCTGAATCTGCGCACCGACGTTCACGACGTTGCCGTTCTGACCAAGCGCCGGATACAGGATCGCGCCCTTCAGGACCGGATCGAGCTTGAATCCGTTCCACGATTTCGGCGTGAAGATGATGTCGGTCGCGACCGCGCCCGACGACTTCAGGATCTGCTGCTGCCACGTTTCGATGTTGCCGGTCGGGTTGGCCGTGCCTGCAGTGATGTTCGCAGCCGTCCATTGCGCGCCGCCCGTCAGAGCAATCGTCAGCGAACCGTCGCGGCCGAAGTCGATCACGGTCGTCGGGAATCCCTCGCCGGATACCGTGAGCGTGCCGGTGACCAGCACTTGCGCCGCCATCCACTCCATACGGCGCGTAAGCATATCGATCTGATCGTTGAGCTCGAACTCGAGGTTCATCTGCTCACGAACTTCGGGCGACAGCTCGCCGCCGATGCGCTCGCCGATCATGCGACGGACCGGCTTGCGCAGATCCGGTGCGCGCTTGTCCTTGATGTACGGCGGCTTGAAGGTGTTCGTCTGGTAGCGGCGGCTCTCGACGAGCTTGCCTTCGACCAACGGCGAGCAGAACGGCGACATACGACGCTTGCCGACGTCGACGTCGATCGAGACGAACTCGCTGTCCGCCGAGATCATGTTCGTGAAGAAGCGGTCGAGCAGCCAGCTCTGCGCCATCTTCAGGTTCTGCACGACCCCGATCAGGGTGTTGGTGTCGTAAATCAGGTTTCCGGGCATTGCTCTCTCCGAGTGTGTGGCCCAAATGAAAAAGCCCCGCTCAGCGGCGGGGCCTTCGCATCAGTTCAGTTGAGGGTTTAGCTCGGGTCAGCAGCCGAGACCGAGGACTTGAGGTGGATGCCCAGCGGACGCAGCGCGTCCTGAGCGGCCGTCGACGTGATGCCCGTGCCGAGCGTGACAGCGTTGACGTTGAACTCGCCTTCGAGATAGACGCCCGCGACCACGTCGCCGCCGCTTCCGTCCGCGGAATCGGCGAGGATGGCCGTCGGCGTCTGGCTGCCGTCGGACGAAGCCGACAGCGCGACCGTGTACTTGCCGCTCGCCGTGATCTTGCCGAGCACCGTACCGCGCACGAATGGGCCGCCCGTGATCGTGACGTTGCGGGTGACGAGTTGCTTCGGGCCCGCGATCAGCTGATCGGGGACGAACGTTTGGGCGGATGCCGACGGGACCTGGGGGTTCTCCCCGACCGTGGTAGGAGTCAATGCCATCTGAGTTTCTCCGGGTTTGGGGAGTGGTTAGATCTCGCCGCGGCGAAGTTTGCCTGCCGCAACAATTCGTTCTGCCAGCGACGGTTCAGCCGACGCGGGCACCGATGAACCGGGGTTCGCGGGGCGTGCATGAGACATGCGCTCATCGAGAGACGGCTTGCGCTGGGCCGGTGCGGCAGCAGCGGGACGATCGTCCGCGCCAATCGCCAAGGCGTTGATTGCTTGAGCAGCCGTCATGTTCGTGTCGAACGCGAATGCGCACGCCTGCTTCACCATGCCACTCTTGATGCCAGCCGCGACGATCGCAGCGCAGCGCACGCGCTCACGCTGGCGCGCGCCTTGCGCACGACCAGCACGCTTGCCTTCTTCCTTGTCGTCTTTGTCGTCCGCCTCGGCGTCGACATCGTCGTCGTTCTCTTCGGCACGCTTGGCCTCGTTGTCTTTCTGTTCCTGCTCGGCCTTGCGCGCCTCTTCGTCCTTTTTGTCCTGCTCTTCCATGCGCTTGGCGTACTCGTCATCCGACTCGTCCTCGCGCTGCTTGCGATCCTCGTCTTCTTCCGCGCGGGCGGCCGCGCTCGGCGACGACGCGGACGCGCTCGGCAGCCCGAGGAAATGGGCGAACGGCATCGCGCTCGCGATCTTCGAGAGCTTCATTTGATAGCTTCCCTTGAGTAAGAAATTTAAGACCGGATCGACTGGATCAGGGCTCGAAACGCGGCATCGGGAGCCGCCACTTCATCCGCCAGTCCGAGAGCGACACCCTTGGCGCCCATGAACGTCGCGGCTTGCGTATCGCGCACCGTGGCGGCCGCGATATTCCGGTTACGGGAGACTGTTTCCACGAACAGTTCTCCCATCGTGTTGATGTCTGCCTGAAAGCGCACCAGTGCATCGGGAGCGAGCGGGATCTCGGAATGGCCGTCGGCTTTGTAATCCCCGTAGGTGATGAACGTCACCTTCATCCCGGCCTTCGACAGCGCTTCCGACAAATCCACGTGTGCGCAGATGACGCCGATGCTTCCAACGCCCCCGGTGCGCGGCACGATGATTCGATCCGCCGCGCTCGCGATCGCATAGGCAGCGCTATATGCCGACTCATTGAGAATCGACCAGATGGGCTTTACGCCTCGCGCGCCATGGATCGTGTCGACGAGATCGAAGCAACCAGCCACCTCTCCGCCGGGGGAGTCGATGTCCAGCGCGATCGCACTGACATCGGGATCGTCAAGCGCCATCAGCAGGTTCTGGCGGATGCCGTCATAGCCTGTCATGCCACTATATGGACGCAACGATCCGAGCTTCTGAACCAGCGTGCCCTGCACCTCGATGACCGCAATGCCGCCGACGTTGTCGTAACCGGCGCGCGGCGTGCGCCCCGGATCCGCGAAGCCGTACTCGTCATCTTCCATGGCCATTGGGACGATGCCGCTCCCGTCGAGCCTCACCATGCTGCCAATGCCCAGTCGATCCGCGAGCGCCGCCACCACGATTTCCGCTTTGCGCGGATGGATGGCGACGGGCGTATTGAACATCCGCGTCGCCAGTCGTGGGAGAAGGTTGTTCATTGAGCCTTGGGTTCCTGTGTTACCTCGTCCGCCGTCGCGTCTTCTTTCAGCGTCGACGGAAGAGGGATGCCGCGATCCTTGATGTACTGGATCTCGACCGCCCGCTGATCGATGTTGTCGCGCCAATCGTTGCCCGAAAGCTGCGCCGATTCGTCTTCGAGCGTCGACAAACCAGACTCGATGCCGAGCGCCGCGCCCTGACGTTCCTTCATCGGATCAACATAGCCGCGGCCCGGACCGATCCACCACGCACGCGTATATGCCGCGCGTGCCATCGCGAACTCGGGCGCGCCAGACGGAAGTGGAAGCTCGCCGATGTCCATCATTTCCTCGACCATCGCGCACAGGATGGGCTGGCCGAATCCGCGACCGAAGTCGCTGCGGCGGCGATCGAACGTCTTCCACGCCTCCAGCGCCGCAGCGCGGTACGAGGAATAATTGACGTCCGCCCAGTTCTGCGTGATCTGCTGCGCCGACATGCCGGTGCCCGCCGCGACGTTGCGCAGCATGGCGTTCTCGAACTCAGCGAAGTTGCCCGCCGGCCGCGTGGCCGACACCGTATTGATCGTTTCGCCGGGGAACAGGATCGGCAACCGCGCGCCCCCGAGCCGGAGATCAGTCTTATCGTGGAACTCGGCGCGCGCGTCCTGATAGCCGTTGTATCCATCGACCGCCTCTTCGCCGTCACCGAGTGCCTCGGTGACGAGCTGCTTATCGAACGGGCTCGTGACGTAGGCGCCGAAGATCGCGTTGATGATCGCCGCGTCGAGCTCGGTGCCGTCGTATTTGATCAGCATCTTCAGCCGCTGCAGCACAGGCGTCAGGATGCCCGCGCCGCCGCGATGCTGCGATGCCCGGTCGAAGTCATAGTCGTGAACGACGATCGGACGGCCCCAATCCGTTTCGGCCGCGATCCGCTCCCACGTCACCTGCTTTCCGCCACTGAACCAGTCGCCTTGATGCGCCTTGCGGATGTGATACGCAACGGGCGCACCGTATTCGTCTACCTCGACGCCGCCGCGCATCGTCTGGCGGTCGAAATTCTGTTGCGGGTTCGATAGGCGGTCAGGGTCAATCAGTTGCAGTACGGTCGCGTAGCGCGCGCCGCGCGGCAGGCGCTCGGGCATCCACTGAAGGATTGCAAGAGCATCGCCGTCGACGATCTTGTGACGGAAGGCCAGGCGCATCATCTGCGGAATGGTCAGCTTTCGCTGCGCGTCGCAGAAGTGCGCCGGATCTTCAGACCAGGTGCGCCAGCCGGCCTCCAGTGCGCGTCCGAATTCGTCCGCCCACATGTGATCGAACTTCTTATTGCCAGTCATCGCTGCGAGCGCGCGATGGTCCGGCTTCGAGATCGGGCGAAAGTCTGCGCCGATCACGTTGTCGAGTGTGCGCGTGACCGCCGCCGACGCCCACCCGTCGTTGCGCACCAGATCGCGCACGCGCGAGACGATGCGATCGCGGTACGGATTGAGTTCACCATCCGGCGACCAAAGCACCGGGTTCCAGTCCCGCATATGCTGGCTGGACATGTCCGCCGCATCGAATGCACTGGTGCTGCCGTACCCGCTATAACTGCCGTTTAGCGCGAGCGCACGGCTCTTGCGCTCCGGCAGCGGCTTCCCGTCCGGACCAAGTAGCTGTACGTTCGATTCCATGCGTTATCGCCGTGTGAAGGTGATTCGGTTTGCTCTTCGGGGCGAGTCGACGATGCCGAGCTGCGCCTGCATCAGCTGGATCGCCGCCGCCAGCTCCGCGAGGTTCGCGCGGGTGTACGTGACCGAGCGCGTGCCGTCGCCCTGCGTGTACGAGTAAGACTCGCCCTGCGCGCCCGTCGACAACTGGATGTAGATCTGCTGCGCATTGGCGAGTGATTGCCGCAGCGCTGTCTGATCCATGCCGGCGAGCAGGCTGCGGCTCGGGTCGAAGCATCGCAAAGTTGTTCTCCTATGCTTCAGCCGGCGAGCCGCCGGATCCGAGAGCGTTTCTCAGGCTGCGCCTGTTTGATGATCGGGCCGTCTGGGCGCACTGGCCG